TCCATTATTTTTTAAGTTGAATAGCGTTTAAGCGTTCTTGCATTTTAGCGACCTCAACGGCCAAATCTTTACGCTCTCGATCGCAATTAACCAAAAGCGCGTTTAAGTCTTCGATTTTGGATTCCAACTTCTTTTCAGTCGATCCCCACATATTGAAAAAAAACCAAGTTGAGCCAACGAAAAAAATAACCGAAAGTCCTTGGTCTTTGAGTTTAGCCGCGAAGAGGTCGTATAGTTGTTGCATTTGTTTATTTGGGTGTATGTCTTAAAATTTTTTTTTCGGTCGCTTAAAATTGTCCTCAATCCAAGTAAAGCAAACCATGCCGGCCATAAATCCAAAACCGGCGAAAATTCCAAAAAGCGCGTATTTCAAAAATTCCATCATCGCTTTACAACCGTTGCGGGCCGAATCACATAATCCGTACCAAGTGAAAACCAGTTGTTTCCATTTTGGAAAAACTCAATAAAGCCTTCACTATCCCACTCTGTAAGGCGAAGGTAGCCAGGTGAATAATAGGCCCGCTTCCAAGTGCCGGTCGCCTTTGTAAACGACCACTGCAACCGGTCTAAACCCTGCACTTTAACCACTCGAAAAAATATAGTCGTTTGTTGGGTGTAACCTTTGAGTGCCCACGTTTGTAGCGTTAAATCCTTTTGGCCTGTGGTGTCAAACAAAATTACTCCGTAAGCGCTTTCTATTTGGTTGCCATCTCGAATCATACCGCCTATCTCTGCCCGGTATTTTTGAACGACGCGCATATCCGCTACCCTCCTGCCTATTTCCTGTGACGACAACTGCCTGAGCGCTTGCACCTGCTGTACCGTATCCGTGATGGGTACATCTGTTTGGGTGCGTTTGCCTTGATCGTCTATCGTCAAGTGCGTAAGGTATAGCCCCTGCGCTGTGGGCGTGATGAACGTTGTATCTGTTATGATTGTTTGCGCTTGCATTTGTAGCGCTGTTAGAAGCAGGGTAAATATTAGTGTATTTTTCATTGTCTTAATTATTTAGAAAGTTGATAATGCGCTGCGCTTCCATCCCGCTGCGGTTTTAATGTAAATGTAATTTGCATCCCAAGAAACGTCGCCAGTGTTGCCGTTCGCGTCGGCTGTGCCGGTTGGCGTGTAGGCTGTGCGGAGGCGTAGTTGCGAGTAACCGTTAGCGCCATTAATGTCGATTAGGTCGGTTGGTGCGTTGGTTCTTACTCCAATATTCCCATCGTCGCGTATCATAAACGCATTATTGCCACCTGTTGCGCTGTTGTGAAACTGCGCTGTCCAAGTGGATGAGGTGGAACCGGAGCCCACTACGTGAAGTCGGGCGGATGGATTAGTGTTGTTTATTCCGATATTACCAGAATACGTAACTGCAAGCCTCATATATGCCAATCTATCGGTATTGGTGCTTATTACATTCGATCCCCCCTCGGTTGGAGGTCTTGCAATTAAGCCAAGAGCTATTGTATTAAGGCTATTTCCTTGAACCCATAATCCAGCAACAGTGCCCCATAATGCAGCTGCATTTGTAGAACTATAATAATAATTCGTTCCATCATAGTACATATTACGACCCATGAATCCACCCCATCCAGTATTGCCATCCTGAGTGCCCCAAAAAGACATGCCGGCATTTAACGCATTGCCACCTCCCATGTATCTAAATCCTGTTGGTACATACACATTGCCCGTAACGTGCAATTTAGCTTGCAATGTATTTGTCCCAATCCCCACATTCCCATCATCGCGTATCATAAACGCATTATTGCCACCTGTTGCGCTGTTGTGAAACTGCGCTGTCCAAGTGGATGAGGAAGTGCCAGAGCCCCGTACCTGCAATGGCGCCCCCGGGCTATTTGTCCCAATGCCCAGTCTTTTGTCGGTATTATTCCAAAAAAGCCCATTATCCCCGCTTTGCGTTTGTCCACCTGTCCAGAAACTTACCTGTCCACTCGCTCCGCTTCCCGTGACATCGTCACCCGGATCCGTGTCTACTGTAACCGTTCCACCACCATCTGAGAGGGTTAAAGTATTGGTTCCTGTTGAAAGTGTTTGCAGCTCGTTGCTTACCGATCCATCTACCTCCGTACCTGTCACCGTAATCGTAGTGCCTGCTGTGCCTACCGTATTAATACCAGCACCTGCAATAGTTACCGACCCTCCACCGCTTGAAAGTGTAGCTGTGTTTGTTGCTACTGATAACGTTTGCAGCTCATTTGTAGCACTACTATCTGCAACGGTTTTTGCTTCCCAGCGCTTGTCTATATTATCCCAAGTTAATACCTGGTTGTTTATAGGATTCGGTACAAAAACGTTGTGTAGTTCGTTTAGCTCAAGGCTATCAAGTATAATTGTATCGTTCTCAATCCGGATACCTTCACCCGCGTAATAGGTTGTCCCTTCGTTTATCCAAACCCAAGTAGATCCGTTATAAAAATAAACCTCTGGAGTCGTACAATTATTAATTACTACCTTACTATCGCCCTTTGTGGGAGTGTATGCCGGTGTTGTGCATCCTGCAATTTCTTCAATCGTGTTGCCTAAAAGCTGCCAACCGCCCGGAGTATTAAAGTGATACCATTTGCCTGTTACGGTGTCAATAGCTACTCGCGAAGTTCGCGCGGGAGGCGTAAATGAAGGCGCGCCGTTGGTGTAGCTGATTCCGGCGCCGTATGCAATGTTATTTTGTGCGGAAATTTGCGGTAAACTGCAAAAAAGCGCGGCAATTATTAAAAGGTATTTCATTATCCTATCATTTTAAGGATGCCATAAGGCATACCGTAGTAATTGTCTTGTGTTAAAAAGTAAAGATCGCCAACGTTTAATCCGTCGGCAATCGCTTCACTGTCATCGCGAAAAAACAAGCCCTTAACGGGCAATGGCGGGCCGACCTGATTTTGCCGATTTATCCTAACCGTATATTGTGCAATGTGGCAATGGTAGCCGGAGTCGTTGTCGTAAATCTGCCTAACTTGTTCGTATCTGATGCCATCTATTGCAGTTAGTTCAAGTTGGAATGTAACATCGCCACGAAAAAAATCTATTGCGCGCCTAAACGCTTCCTCCGCTTGCCGCGTTTCATCGAATGATACTCCCCAAATTGCAACTTCAATTAAAACGTTATCTACCCAACTCGCTGCCGATTTGTTGTGCGCTGGATTGGAGCCTACTACCGTAACAACAGCGAATGGAAGGGCCGCGTTTTGCGGCGCGACTACCGGATACACGCGCGTACCAAAGATGGCGAACGCGTCGGTATTATCTGCTATTATTTTTCGAATAGGGCCTTGAACGTTCATTGTACTTTTTTTAGGCGTTTGATTTTGGCTTTTAAACCCTCTACAATCGTTTTTTGTGTGCGCTCCTTCATCATTATCCAAGTCGGCAAAATAAACGGCCTGGGCGGTGTATGGCGCGTGCCTTTTTCGATCATGTGAGCGTAGTATCCGTCAGTTTTGCCGAATGGCCCAAAAACGCCTTGGGCGGTTCCCTTTGCTAATTTAGCGCCTACAAAAACCGCGTACTTGCTTTGCCTAAACCGTAGCACGTCAAACGATGCAGCGAGGTTGCCCGGATAATAAGTCGCTACTACATTGCCTCTGCCCTTTGGCGCGCGCATACTCTTAACAAGTTTTGCAGTACTGTACCTTTTGTGAACTTTGCGGCCGTGTGGCGCTGCTCGGTAAAGGGCTGCTACTACCGGCTTGGCTGACTTGGTTAGAATAGCGCTCGTTCCGCGCTTGGCGTTGCGCGCTATCTGCCTAAATTCTTTTAACAGCTCCTCGACTTCCTTTGCTAATTGTTCGTTCATTCTGTGACTTGCGTTTCAAGTATTAAACGATCATTTCTGCCTTGCTCGGATATACGGATTATGTCCCAGTTGTCACCGTTGTAAACAATTCGATCAATAACCGTTACATCTGTTTTACGAATCTCAAAATTTGCCCGGTTGGTTGCATAAACCGCGCCTTCTGTGACATCTTCGCGAACTCCGCTTTTTGGGTACATAACAGCGGCCCAAACAGTTAGCAAGTTAGACCATGTTTCTACCCGTTCGCCGGTTGCATTTTCGACAAGCGCGCGCCGTTGGATCGTTATTTGGCGGTCTAATTTACCAATGGTTTCCTTTTTATTGCGCATCATACCACAAAACGAGTATAGGGTGACATAAAGCGCTCTGACGCGCGTATAACTGCGTCCGACGGTGAATCGGTGCGATTTTCGTAAATGTCCGCTAAAATCAAAAAAACAGCTATTTTCAAGTTAGCAGGAACCGCCGCCGCGTTCGCATATCCAGTCGAATAAGTAACTTTTACCTGAAATGGCTCTGCGGTTGCGTTCCATCCATCAACCGGCACTATTACGCCGCGTTCGCTTGCTGTATGCTTCTCAATAACATATTCACTCGATGCCAAATTAGTAAACGTCGCCGGATTTGTGCTGATAGAATAACCTATCGACGTGAGCGCGCTAAATGGCGCGTACGTCAAATTGAATGGTTGGTCATCATCCGGAAAACTCCGGTAAGTTTCCACTACCGTAGCTCCTAAAAGCGACATTTGGCAGTATTGTTCGACAAAGCGAATTGCCGCCCGCAAATAGGCCTCTATAATTGTATCCTCAGCGCTCCCCGTAACGCGTAAATGCGTTTTAGCCTCATCGACGGAAACGGGCAAGGAGGAAGAGTAAGTTAACTCTATTGCGGACGGCAAGTATTTCATTTTATCGCTTTGTTGCTTTTTTTACGATTGCGTCTGTGGCTGCTTCAATTAGGACTTCTGCAATTACCGCTAAGCCATCCTTGATTAGCCGCTTGGCGCGTGATTCCGGTACGTCTTTATGGATGCCTTTACCGTATCCAAAGTCGCCGTCCTCATCATGGCCAACCAAACTATCTAAAACGCGAATAGTCATAATTAAGCGGTAATTAGGTGCTTAACTGCTGCGGTGTCAAGTAGCTTTGCATCCCAACGAGCGAAGCCAAACAATCCAATTTCGCCAGTGCCCATGTATAAGTACTCATTCCGCAATATTTCAAGCGCGCGAGATTGACGGACCAAAAACTTGCTGAAATCGCCGAACAGAATCAACTTGGAAGCGGTGTTGATTGTGCTGTCCATGTCCTGGTTGATGACGTATTGGAATCCGTCGATTGTTGCAGGTTCGCCCACGATAAAGGAAGGCTGCCATAAAGGACGCGCGTCAGATGCTCCGATTGATAGCTTTTTGATGTATGCAAGTACATTATCGTGCATCATAAAGCGACCGTTCCGACGGTACTCCGGATCTACGCTGTGTACCAAGTCAAGAATCTCTGCAAATGTGATTGCAGTAGCGGACGCGGCGGTTTTGCCGAGTGTAGAACCGGTTACAACGCCCTGAGGCTGGGAAGATCCTGTACCAGTTGTACAGCTTTCGTTTGCAGCGCGTCCAAAACGCGTACCCATCAAATTAGCCACATACGCTTCAATGTCAAATGCGCTATCTTGGATAAGCTCTTTGGAGAGCTTAATAAGATCGCGGTAAGTGTACGCACCAACGGCAACCTGTGCGAAGGTTGTGTCTTGAACAGTAGCGGCGCTACCTTCGGCAACGAGTACCGCTTTGGCGCTGGTGTCGTTGTTAGTAGGGAAGTTCAAGGTATTTCCGGAATCCGTCAAAAGCAAATTTGCAACCTCCAAAACGCCGCCATAAGCCTTCATTGATTCAATAATCTGATTTGCAAGGCTAACGGGAACAGTAAAGCCGCCCAAAGAGTTAGTACCAGCAATTAACGTGTTGGTTCCACGCTTTTCCAAAATAGAACGCTCGGCGTCTGTCATGCGCGCTTCGCCTTGAATCATGTATTTGCGGAAAACGGCGTTAAAGTCGGCGTTTACCTCTTCAGGATTGCGCTTATCATTTGCGCGACCTCCTCTCTCCTCGTTCTCATAAAAAAGCTCTGCTGAGCGCTTTTCGGCTTCAAAAGCCTTTTGGCTGCGTTGAAAGGATTGGTAGGCTTCTTCCTGCTCCTTCTCAGCGCGGGCAAAAGTTGCCTCTAATTCGGATTTGCGGACATCGGTAAGCCCTTCCACACTTAAAGCGGTGGCGGCGTCCCTCATTGCGGCTACTGCGTTGTCATGCCGCTTTTTTAGATCTTGGATTTGTTCTAAGGTCATCTTTTAAAAGTAATTGAATTTAAAAAAGCGGCCGCGTTTGCCTTTGCAATTGCCAACCGGATGTTTATGTTTTGGTTTTTTGGAGCTTCTACTTTTTTTGCGCCCTCAAATGAACGCTTGGCCACTGTTGTATCTTGGTAGGCCGGGAAAGTCACAGGCGCAACGTCGTAAAGCGTGCCGCCTTTTAGGAGTTCCCTAACTTGTACTTTTCCGCCGTAAATTGCACGGTCAATCCATTCATCCGGAATTTTGCCGCGTAGTTCATCCGGATCCAATTCGCTCCAATTTTCGTCCTTTACGGTAAATTGGAATGAGCTTTGGAATATATCGCCGCGTT